CTCGCGTGGTACGAGTCGGTGGGCATTTTGGCTGCCAACCGCAACCAGCTGGCGTTGCTGGCGAATTACACCCCGAACACGGGCACGTTCAACAACTACCTGGGAGCACTCCGCACCTCGGAGCTCATCACCTACCCGTCGGCTGGATATGTCGGGCTCACCGACGCCGGCCGCGCAGCTGCCAGCCCGGTCGACATGTCGCCCACGAGCGAGGCGATGCACGAAGTGCTTTACGCCAAGCTGGGTGGCCCTCGAGCTCGGATCCTGATGGCGCTGATCGCTGCCTACCCGAAGGCCCTATCTCGTGAAAGCTTGGCTGAGCTAACCAACTACACCGTCAACACTGGAACCTTCAACAACTACCTCGGCTCTCTGCGTTCGCTACAGCTGATCGACTACCCACACAAGGGCGCGGTGATCGCGCTGCCGGTGCTGTTCCTCGAGGAGGCCGCACGCCGATGACGCCGGAGGAGCGCGTGCAGGTCGCCCTGAATCTAATGCAGCAGGCTCGAAAAGCAATCGAGCGCGCGGACCTAGAGCCGGATCCGGGGCAGCAACGACGGCTGCATGTCGCCGCGGCCCTACTTCTTCGTCAGGGGGCGAACTCGCTGGATGACAACGGGAGGCTGAGCTTGTGAGCGATTACAGCCAGCTGGCCATCGTTGACGTCGAAACCACCGGACTGGATGCGGACCGTCACGAGATCTGGGAGGTCGCGCTTAAGCTCCCGTTCGATGGCGACCATCACTGGTTCCTGCCGGTCGACCTAGGCCGCGCTGATCCCTACTCGCTCAACATCGGCAAGTTCTACGAGCGCTACCCGAAAGATTACAAAGAATGGACGACCAAGTTCGACTTCGCGGCTCAGTTCTCGGAGCTCACCCGCGGGCGCCACCTGGTCGGCAATGTCATCTCGTTTGATGAGGAGCGCCTTCGCAGGTTGCTGCGCAACAACCGCGCGTGTCCTGGCTGGCACTACCACCTGGTCGATGTCGAGGCCCTCGTCGCAGGAAAGCTGGGAATCCCGCCGCCATGGAAATCCCCCGACCTCTCGGCCGCCATCGGCGTTGCGGTTCCGACCGATGACGAAATGCACTCAGCTGAGCGCGACGTCCGCTGGGCTTGGGAGATGTACGTCGCGGTCATGGAAGGTGGCGGGACGTGAGGGCGATCACCCTGACGCAGCCGTGGGCGACACTGGTGGCGCGCGGTTACAAGAAGGTCGAGACGCGCAGCTGGTCGACCCAGCACCGCGGCCCCATTGCGATTCACGCCGCCAAGACGTTCCCGAGCTCCGCTCAGAACCTTATGTGGCGCGAGCCATTCCTCAGTGATCTTCGCGAGGCGGGCGCTATCACGTGGGACTTGTTCTATGGTCCCGCCGGCGCCGCCCGGGCAACGTTGCCACTCGGGGCTGTCATCGCCACGGCGAAGCTGGGGGATGTGTGGAAAGTCGAGCGCTTGGACCAAGCCGCTCGGTGGGGACTAAGTGCTGCTGAGACTGAATACGGCGACTACTCGCCTGGCCGGTACGCATGGTTCTTGTATGACATCGAACCGCTGCCCGAGCCGTGTCCGGCAAAAGGCGCCTTGGGCTTGTGGGAGTGGCGAGGAGCGACGCCATGAGCGAGAGGACGCTGGCCTTCCCAGCTCTTCGGTGGGCCGCTCAGCAGTATCGGTCCATGCCAGCTGCACAGAAAGTCGGGCTTTCCGACTTCATTGAGGCCCGCCTCATTGACGCCGGGATCCTCACGCGAGGTTCTGATCACCGCGCGGAGATCGTCTTCGCGCTGAGGCATGCGCGCATCGACCCTGAGACGGGTCAGGAGCTGCTCGATGGCTGAGCGCAGATGCCCTGTGCCTGGATGCGGCCGCGGGCTTGGCACGACGAAGCGTGGTGATCCCTGGCTCATGTGCCGGCAGCATTGGGCTCGCGTCGACGTCGGCCTCCAGTACAGGATCTGGCGCGCATACAGGTCCTGGCAGCGATGCGAGCGTGCCTACCTGAAAGCTAGGGCTGAAGGCAAGCCGACCGGGCCGCTGAGAGAGGCGCGCGTCATTGCCATCAGTGCATTCATCGACATCCGCAACGATGCGATCAGGCTGGCCAGCCGCGGCGAGGCTGAGCAGATGGAGATGGCGCAGTGACCAGCCTGTTCTCTCCCGAGGAGATCGCCGCGCGGCGAGTTCGCCGCAACAACTGGTTGCAGCAGATGGGTTACTCGTTTCCGCCTGACACAGTCGAAGCCTTTCATCGCTATGCGGAACAGCAATTCGCTGACCGTGCCACACGCGCGATTGCGATCTTCAAGGACTACGAGGCCAAGAACAGCGCCGAGGCCCGCAAGGATCTCGAGCGCCGAGCACTGATCCGGGCAACTGCTGACCCAAGCAAGGAATTCCTCTACCACCTCGAGGACCTCCTTGAAGAAGAGGCCGCACTGTGAAAAGACTGACGGCCGCGCAACGGTTCGCGCTGGCTGAGGCTGGCCGCGCATTCAGCGACGCCTCGTGGCAAATGGTCATCGCCAGCACGGCCCTTTCGCATCACCGCGATCTACAGCACGAATTCACGCCCAACATCGACCCTGACAACCCTGGTGACAGTTGGGACCTCACAGCAATCCAGGAGATGCTCAACAACCTCGGCAACTGCCTGACCTCCAGGGCGCTGAGCGAATGAGAACCCGCAAGCGCTGTCCGTTCTGCAACTACGCCGGGCCGAGCCCGATTCTCTACGACTTCGGCACCAACATTGTTTTCCAGCCGCTGCATCCAGTGACCGAAGGCCACGTGCTCGTCGTCCCGAAGGTCCATATCAAAGACGCGATCGAGGGGCCAGCCACCGTGGCCACGACGATGAACTGCGCCGCGGCATGGGCCGGCATGAACGACATCGGCGACTGCAACTTCATCACCTCGGTCGGTCCAGCTGCGACACAGACCGTGCGCCACCTTCACATCCACATCGTGCCGCGCCGCAAGGGTGACGGCCTGCTCCTTCCTTGGTCGAAGCAATGAACGAGCGCGTGCCGTTGAGCTTCCTGCTCGCTGAGAAGTCAAGTCAGAAGGCTCCGGTCGAGCCCATCGTGCCCTTCCCTGCCTTCCGCGGCGAAGATCCCTGCATCGTCACCGCGGTGCTTGAGCGCACAGCGATCTGTGGATCCACCACCGACCACTACGAACGCCAGGCGGTCAAGCATCAGGACGTGCTCGTGGATTCGGCCGTCATCGAGTGGAAGACGAGAGCCGAAACGGCCACCAAACAAAATGGCCAGTCCACCCCTTGGCTGCGCTCCAAGAAGGCGACGTCGGAGGAGCGCGTGGCCGCCCGTGAGAAGTCGGATCGCAAGGCGCGCGAAAACCAGGCAGAGGTCGCTCGGGTCGCAGCTGCCGAGCAGGCACGGGATGCCGAGCTCCGTGCGCAAGGACTTAAAGATTTAAGTGATCGCGCAACTCCGCCTGTGCTCGCAAAGCGGCATGCCGAACATGAGTCAGCCCCTTCAGATATGGAGGAGAGACCCTCAAATGTGGAGGCAAAATCGGAACCGCTGAAGTTCTGCCCTGGCTGCAAACAGAAGAAGCCGAAGAGCGCATTCCCGGAAGGCAAGGGCTTTTTCAAGTGCAATGAGTGCCGCGCAGCCCAGGTCCAGGTCGAGGCGATGACTGGGCTAGGCTCACTCACGCAGAAGATCGCCGATCGCGAATCGCTGGCGGACCGGGGGCTGAAGCACTGCTCGGGCTGCGACCAAGACAAACGCTTCGAAGAATTCGATCGCAATGCGTCGAAGGCTGATGGGTATCAAACGCAGTGTAAGAAATGCAGGAGCGACAGGTGGACAGCCGGTTCGACAGCTATGCGTGGCGCACGCCATGGAGCTGAGGCGCCGTCGGACGGGCCAGAGACTATAGCGCCCAGCGATAGAGTTTCAACCCCTCCACGACGTCGCAACGGTCGGCCGGCCCTCACCTTCACGGAGCTCCTCAGCGACCTCAAGCAGCTGAGTACCTACTGCCGCGAACTCGAGGATGAGACCCGCGACCTGAAGGCCGAAAACGAGCAGCTGCGGGCTGAACAGGCTGGCCTCTACGAGGAGCTCCACACGATCATCGGCAGCTTCAAGAAGCGAAGAGGCAAAGGATGAGCGCCCACCCTCACCCCTTCACAGACGACTATGTCTCGGCCTGCCGAACGGCCCAGCTCGAGCACCAGATTGTGCATGGCGACTACTACATCGGCATTGAACACCTGGTCAGACCTGGTGCGAGCCGCGGCAGCAAACGGCGCGTGTGGCCAGCCGAGAAGCCCTTCATTAAGATCCACCACAGCGAGCCCGTCGACGGCGCCACGTGGGTACCACGTCTCGACCAGCTGCTCGACCTGCTCCGGCTGGCTGGCCAACTCAACGTTATGTTCTGCTACTCGCCGGCGAATTCCTACGGCACGCCTGAGGGCTGGTACTGCGAGCCCGTGGGCATCCAGATCAGCGACGGCGCGACCCGATCCACGTCCCGTGAGGAGGCCGCGCTGCGCCTTCTCCTTGCCACTCGGGAGGGGGCCGCCACATGACCGCAACCTATAAGAACCGGTACAGCAACCGCGGCATCCTCGACGACGAGGAGATCAACGCCGGTGGCCTGGTGGCGCGTGACCTGGCCATCAGCATGTGGTTGCTTGCCGACGATCAGGGCCGCCTGACCGCGTCGGTGAAGTGGATCTGGCACCAGGTATTCCAGCACCTCGAGGAGGTCTCGCTGGTCCGCTGCAGGAAGGCTTTTGAGCACCTGGACGAGGCCGCCCACTTCATCCTTCTCTACCGATTCGACGAGAAAACCTACCTCCAAATTCGTAACTGGCACAAGTATCAGCCACAAAAAGTTGACCGAATTCGCTGGAGTACCCTCCCGGCGCATCCCGGCTGGGAGCCGAGCATCCACCTGCCCAAGCGGCTGTACGAGCAGTGGCAAGAGGATAAAAAGAAGCCCGGTTTTTCGGGCCCTCCGATCTCAAATGAGTGGATTTCTGGAGGACGGCCGGAACCATTTCGGTTCCGCCATGTCTCCGGCAGCGGAGACGAAATGGAGAACGAGCGGAGCCAAACTGGAGCCCCAGCGGAACCCCTCCCGCGCGCGCGCCAGTGGATGAGTGGAAAGAGTGGACAGAGTGGACAGAGTGGAAGGAGTGGAAGACATTCACGTGGAGACGTACACGATGTAGGTCCCTCAGACCCGCCGCCTGAGCAGCCTGTCCCCACCGACACACCCACCACGCATGCCGGCAACGGCGGGCCTATCCAGTGGTCTGATTGGGCTCGGCTTCCCGCGACCAAGCGTCGCCTGCAGCTGACCAACTGGTTCTTCGGTAAGCACGGCTGGATGTCGGTTAAGCCCGACACCCTTGCTCACGAACACGCCATCGCTGAACAGATCGCAGGCTTCGCCATCGAGGGTCCACAGCTGCTCAACCACCTCAACGCCTGGTGGGACGAGTCCGACCCTGACGACAGGCCCTCATCGCTGGAGTACTTCTGGACACGACTGCAGCAGCTCGAGAACGAAGGCCTGAAGCAGCAGCAACGCCCCCACGTTCGGACCTCCGGCCTTTCCAAGCTCGGCGAGTCTCTTCCCGACATCCAGAGTCACAAGCCATGATCTGGATCTCTCGAGTTTTCAGAACGTTCAGGGACAGCGTGAGCACGCGCCGGCGTCACAGACATCGGGTTGATCGATTTCCGCCCCACCCGTGGGACTGGAGTTCCCCCAAGACTCACTTCTTGCCTCGTGCCTGGATCGCTTCAATAACACTTGTCCTTCGTCATGTGTTACTCTGGCAGCATGACGAGGGACGAAGTTCGACGCGTCATTGGCTACGTTCGGGTCTCGACCAGCGACCAGGGCCGCTCAGGTCTGGGCCTCGAAGCTCAGGTCGAGGCGATCACCCTCAAGGCTCGATCGAAGGGCTGGGAGCTAGTCCGAATCGCGAAGGACGTTGCCTCCGGGAAGACCATGAACGGCCGGCACGAGCTGCAGGCGGCACTGTCCGACCTGAAAGCCCATCGAGCCGATGCCCTGGTCGCGACCAAGCTAGACCGGATCTCTCGCAGCACGATCGACTTCGCGACGCTGCTCGAGACAGCGAGCAAGCAGCGCTGGCACGTGGTGATGCTCGAGCTCGACATGGACACGTCGACTCCAACTGGCAAGTTGATTGCCGGCGTCCTGGCCAACGTTGCTCAGTTCGAGCGGGAAATGATCGGCCAGCGGACGAGAGAGGCACTGGCGGTGGCCAAGGCGCGCGGCACACGACTCGGCCGAGCTCGCTTGATCACGCCAGACCTCGAGAAGCGGATCCTGCGCATGAGACGCAGCGGAAAGTCCTACGAGGCGATTGCCGAGAAGCTCAACAGCGAGAACATCGCGGCGCCGGCGGGCGGCATGTGGGGCTGGACGACGATCTCTCGGGTCGTGGCTCGAGCTCAGCCGGTGAAACACTTTCGTTTGAAAACCGACGTCGTCACGGAAGCCCTGACCACGACCCGACCCGGCTACATTCCGACCCCGCCGCCGACCTAACCCTCGCGGTGGTCGCTTGATGGCCACCGACCGCGGCGTGACAAGCCTCACCGGGGAAGGCGCGCGCTCGACGCTGCTCTGTGGCAAGCCGGTATGCGATCGCGTCGCCGAAACCATCATCGAGTTCACGTGGAACGGTTGGTCTGGAGTGCTCGGTGCGTGCTGGGAGCACCACGAGGACCTGGTCGTCAAGGCGCTGAAAGCAAAGAGCTCTGCCGGCGAGGACGGCGACACATGAGGCAGTTGGTTCGCTCACTGCCGCGTTTCATCCAGGACCCGCTCATCGAGCACCGCTGGTTTCGTCGCCTCTTCGGTGGGCACTTCGAGCGCTGGTTGGTCCGTGACGAACCTCAGTCAGCCGCGAAGGGTGCCGCGGTTCGCTTCCATCGCGAGTGGTTTCCGATGATGGCTTGCACGGCAGCGGATCCAGCTTGGCATCACCTCGTGACTCTGCGCATCCCGGAATTCGTCAGGCGATTCGCCTGCGAGGAGCACCGATGAGCAAGGGCTGGGTCGGCGTTGACCTCGACGGCACGCTCGCTCACTACGACGGCTGGAAAGGCGCTGATCACATCGGCGAGCCGGGACCGCGCGAGTCGCCAACGGTCCCGAACAGATTGCCGTCATCGAGGCATGGTGCGAGCGCCACATCGGCAGGCGCCTCCCGGTGACCGACCAGAAAGACTTCACGATGCTGGAGCTCTGGGATGACCGGGTCGTTGCTGTTGAGCCCAACACGGGCCGGCCGCTCACGGCGTCACGTGTAGGGCTTCCATGAAGGAGCTCAAGAAGACCCGTCTGGTCGACGACATCAAGATGCGCGCCCTGGAGGAGTTCGCCGAGGAGTGGCCTCGCATGTTGAACACCGTCGATCAGTCAGCTCTGCGACGCATGGGCGTGTCGATGCCGATCATGGTCGACGTCTTCCGGTCGGTCTGGCAGAGGGCCTTCTGCGCCGGCGCCACGATCCAACTCCGCGAGCTCATCGCTGAGGGTGTGTTTCACGGAGGCCAGCCGTTTCCGCGGGAAAGAGAGGAGGCGCCTGGCAGCTGATCTAACGCCGCAGCAATGCCCGCCGCCCACATCACTGCTGAGGAGGAAGCTGCCATGAGTCGAGAGGAGAGAGTCTTCGCCCTAGTGTTGGTGCTGACGCTCGTCATCGGCGCCCTGTTGGTTGTGTATGGAGCGCTCGGGATCGCACGAGAGTGCGGAGTGTCATGAGAATCCTCGGACTGGACCTCTCGCTGACGTCGACGGGCTATGTGCTGCTCGACGAGGACCACGTTGTGTGGCATGGCGTGGTCGGTAGCCACACCCTGCGCGAGACGGAGCGCCTGCAGATGTTCAACACCTGGATCCGGCGAACCGTCATCGAGAACCGCCTCGACCAGGTCGCAATCGAAGGCTATTCCTACGGCTCACCGCAAGGGCACACGCGCGCATTCAGCATCGGCGAGCTGGGCGGAGTGATGAAGCTCGCCATCCACCAGGCACGGATCCCCCTGCACGTCATCGCGCCGGGTACGTGGAAGAAAATTCTCTGCGGCAACGGTGCGCTGAGCAAGAAGAACGCTGCCGTCGAGCTCTACAAGCGCTACGGCGTTGAGTACGCATCCCAGGACACACTCGATGCCTGGGCCGTAGCCATGTGCCAGCGCCGGCAGGAACTCGGCCTCGACAAGCCGGAGCCGAAGGTCCGCAAGCGGAAGTCGCCGGCGAGCATGCCACTGCTCGAGGGGGCTCAGCACGTTGGCTGACGTCGACCCACATTTCTGCAAGTGTGGGTGCGGCCGTCCGGCGAACGACAGGTTTCTGCGCGGTCACCATATGCGCCAGGTCCGGGCAGTCGCAGCCGGGTGCTTTCGTCCGGACGGCTGGCCGGCGGGGCGGTCCTGCGACATCGATTGGGGCGCGCTGAGTCATCGCCACTGTCAGCTATGCAATGAGGCCTGCTCGGCGAATCACACGACCTGCGGTGGGTGCATGGCGCAGCTCATCCAGGATCCGATGGGTTACTGCCAGCTCTGCGGTCACGAAACGCCCACCCTGTTGTGCGACGTCTGCAATGTGGTCGTCACCCGCGAGATCCAGCGCGCAATGGGAGAACCGGAGCATGCGCTACTCCGAATCCCGCGCGTCGACGATGAGCAGGGATCCCACGGCGAGCTCTCGGACTTTCACCGCGCCCTGTGACGAAATCCTATGAGCAATCCTTCCCGACGCTCGAGTCAGCGGAGACACGCCTCGCCGAGCTGATGGTCGAGGCGGTGATGGCCGATGGCAACGCCGACATGTTGCCGGACGGAGACCCATGCGACTGCGGTGTAGGCGACGAGGACGACGTCGTCAACGGAAGGCTGTGCGCCCGGATTCATCACACGACCTGCGCTGGCCGGCCCGACAAATCCGGAGCCTTGCGCCCGCCGGCGCCGGTCGTGGAATGGCACGAACGCTACGGCGCCGACCTGAGCGCGTTTCCGGTGCTGAGAAGCCTGCTGGTAAAGAAGCCGAAAGACGGCGTCGACGCTGTGTACGACTGGGCAGGCCTGAAGCCGGCGGAGGCGAATGCTCTAGCACTCCACCACGCCGGGTTCGAGCTGGGGCCGATAGCGGATCTACTCGAGCGCCTCGAGCCCGCGGTTCGGCAACTGATTCTCAACGGTGCGTGGAAGCTGGATCGGTCTCTGCGGCTGATGGCTCCGCTGGCCGCGGAAGCTCACTGTGAGATCTGTACGGAGGCGAGAGAAATGCTCCTCAAGGGCCTCAAAACCCATGGCCGGACAGCCTGATATGCCAACTATCACGTTTTGCCCCACCCATGAGCGCCCGTCTCTATTAATAGAGGGATATTTGCAAAAGGCACTCGCTGACACGGCGGCCGCCGTTCGTCCGGTCCTGTTGTCCGCAGCCATCCATCTGACCCGCAACCAGGACGCCGCCGAAGATCTCGTCCAGGAGGCCTACCTCCGGATGGTGGAGCGCCCGCCGCGTTCACGGAGCAAGCGAAGGGTGCAGGCCTGGCTGATGCTGGTGATGCGCCACGTCTGGGCCGACCGCTTTCCGCGACCGACTGCCGGAAAACGACGAACAGCCCCGCGGCCCGCTGGCGAGCGAGGGGAAATGCTCATGCGAGCTGCTCTTCGCGGCGGCGCCGGACCTCGCGAACTGATTTTTGCGGCCGGCGCTGACAGTCTCGACGCCTGAGCGGCGGTTGGTGATGGAGCGACAGCCGTGCGCTAAATGCGGTCGCGTTCACGAACGGATGACACGCGGTGGCAGGATGGTTCCAAGCTGCGTTGCCCATCGCTCCAACGGCGGGCCCTGCACGAAGTTCCGGATGCACGGCGGGACCGTCTGTGACACCCATGGCGGGACCTCACCCCAGGTCAGAGCAAAGGCGCTGCAGCGCGTGGCGCTTGCGGACGCCGGCAAGCAGCTGGGCATTGCAGTCGAGGTGGACCCCACACAGGCGCTCCTGCACATGCTCTGGATCTCCTACGGTGATGTTGCCTTCTGGAGCCACCTTGTGGCCGATTTGAAGCGCGGTGGTGTCGATCTGCATGGCAACGGCTTGGTGGTGACCGGTGCTCAAGGTGCGACCCAGGCGCATGTGTTCATCGAGCAATACAACGAGGCCCAGAAACGGGCCGCTCACTTCGCGAAGATGGCGAAGGATGCCGGCATCGAGGAGCGCAAGGTGCAGGTCCTCGAGGAACAGGCCCAGATGCTCGCCGAGGTCGGCCGGCGCTTCGTCGCGAAGCTCACCATCGTCCTCAGCCTGACGCAGCAGCAGACATTCCAGGTCCGCGAGCTGTTTCGCGAGCAGCTGGCGCTGATCGAGCCGACTACGTGACGGGCGTCTTTGCTCGCACGGCGGAATTGTTCGCCGATGAAGAGAACGACCGGCCGGCGTGGCGCGGGGAAGTCCCGTGGCCACGTGGTTATGAGGCAGCCCTCGTCGAGACGCAGGCACGCGATCGTCTCGCCCGCGCGCCGGCGTTTCAGGACGGAAAGGCGCGGCCCGAGCAGCTCCTGCCCGGCACCCCAGCAGCAACCGGAGCTCGTTGGGCCGCAACTGTCGATTCCAAGCTGCCGTCTGGCGAAAGCGGGGATCCGGTCACGGATGACTCGTGGGTCTACTGGCTGCTTCGCTGCGGCCGCGGCTTCGGCAAGACCGAGACGGGAGCCCAGGCGATCATCGAGTGGGCGCGCGCCGGGATCGGTCCCTTGCTCATGGGCGGTCCTACGGCGCAAGACGTCCGAGACACGATGGTCGAGGTCGGGCCCTCCTCGGTCCTGAAGGTAGCGCCGCCGGACTTCATGCCCGACTACGAGCCGTCGAAGTTGCGCCTCACGTTTCCCAACGACGTGATCGTCGAGCTGCGGTCAGCTGATGATCCGGATCGCTTCCGCGGCGTGCAGTTCGTGCGCGCATGGCTCGATGAGCTTGCGGCGTGGAAGCGACTCGACGAGGCGTGGGACCAGATCCGCTACACGATGCGTGTCAAGCACAAGCACGGCGGCGTGAAGCTGATCATCACGACGACGCCGAAGAACCACAAGGTCATCAAGTGGCTATCGGCACATCCGCGAGCAGCTCTGACCGTTCGCTCCTCGCACGACAACTTCACCAACCTGGCCGAAGAGTTCCAGGAGACCATCGCCGACGTCGAGCACTCGCGTCTCGGCCGGCAGGAGGTCTACGGCGACATCCTCGAGGAGCTCGAGGGCTCGCTCTGGAAGCAATCGGCGATCGACATCGATCGGATTACCGTCGGGGCTTTTGAGAAGCGCCTCGACGAGGGGTTGCGCCTGGTCCGTGTCGTCTGCGGCGTTGACCCCGCCGGCGGCCGCACCGAGAACGGCATCCTCACCGTGGCCAAAGGCAACGACGGTCACGCCTACGTCCTCGACGACGTGTCGGCCAAGGGCGGTCCGGACATTTGGGTGCCGAGACTCGACGGGACTTATTCGGCCCGGCACGCGGACAAGGTGATCGCCGAGGTCAACTTCGGCGGCGACATGGTCGAGAACACGATCCATGGCGCGGGCCACCGCAACATTGCGGTCAAGGTCGTTCGGGCCAGCCGCGGCAAGGCGGTGCGCGCCGAGCCGGTTTCGATGCTCTACGACCGCCACATCGTCCACCATGTCGGCTTCTTTCCGGAACTCGAGCGTGAGCAGACAGGATGGGTGCCAGATGAGGCCCGCGAGAGCCCGAACCGCATGGATGCGCTCGTGTGGGCGCTGACCGAGTTGTTCGGCCTTTACGACGACAAGGAGAAACGAAAAGCGCGTATGCCGCGGGGCGACGTCAGCCGTCTCATGCCTCAGGCCGGCACAGGTGGCTGGTCAGCTGACCGCATCAAGCGTCGCCGGCCCGAGTCGACCGCGACCAAGCCGACTCCGGTATTTCCGATGGTCGCCGCCGGCGGCCGCGGCCGCCGGTAGGAGGAGAGAAATGAGCGCCAGCGCCCCTGCAACCTCTCGCATTGTCCTCCCGGATGGCGGGTTGCTGGCCCAGGTTCCCGTCACGCCGACCCTGATCGTGGCCACGTGCATGATCTGCCGCGAGGAGCGGCCGGCAAGCGAGCACCGCGACGGCGCCTGCCTCGACTGCCGGGTCGGCAAAGCTCTCGCTCCTCTGTTCGATCGCCTTGTCGAGCTCCTGCGCAAGCAGAACCGATATGCCTCTCGCCATCTGCCCTCGATGGGCACGCCCGACCAGGTCGGTCGACAACTCCGGCGCATGTGGAAAGTCATCCAGAACCTGGTTGTCGACAGGACGCGCCAGAGGGAGTTCCTTTCGCGCGCGATCGAACGCGCCCAACAGGTCGCGGCATGATGCACTTCGACCACCCCAATCCGGACGTCGTAGCAGTGGTCGACCACCTGCGTTGTGGCCGCTGTGGCACTCGTCGCGGCGGAGGCCTGGTGGTCAACGTCGACAAGCTCGAGCCGCGCAAGTATTCACTCAGGACCCGGTGTCTGCGCTGCGGCGCATGGGTGCACGCGACGCTCGAGGTGGACGCGCTCGAGCCTGGCGAAGTCGACCCGCGCGCCGTGCGCGAGCTCGACCCTATCTCGAGCGACGAGTTGCTCGACTTGCGGTCGATGCCGAACGAAACCTTCGCCCACGAGTGGGCCGAGTTGACAGGAGGCTCGAAATGAGTTTCACATTCATCCTGCTCGTCGCCGCCTTCGTCTGCTTCGTCGCCGCTGTCGCCAGGGTCGTTGTGTTCAGTCTCGACCTCGTCGCCCTGGGCCTCGCCCTTTGGGTGCTCTCGGTTCTGTGGGGGGGGCGGGGCTTATCGCCCGTTCTGTTGCTGATTCTGCTGCTCGGCGTACTCGTGGTCGCCGTGCTGCAGCGCCGGTGAGCCCAGCTGAGGCCACACCTTGCGACCCACGCGGCGAGCTCCGGCAGCACCTTCGCGACGGTGCTCTCGTTTGGCAGCTCAGGTGCCCTGAGTGCGGGCATTGGGGCGATATCGACGATGACCAGCTACATGGCCGGGTGTCGTGCGACCACACCGACTGCGGAGTGAAGCGCGGCGAGAGCGTGTGCAACTGCACGTTTCATCAGACCCGCGACTGGTTCAACACCGCCGTGCGCGTCTAAGCCTGCATCCGACACGAGGTGAACTGCCAATGAGGCGATTGCTCCGCGCGCTCGTCCTCGCCGAGGTCATCGCGCTGCTCCCTCTTGCCGCTGCGATGCCAGCATCCCTTCCGCACGGTCAGTTCTGCGCAGACCGCGTCGCCCATGCCTTGAGCAGTCCGAGAGCAATCGTGCCTGGCAGCTATGCCTGCCTGAGTCCAAACATGCAGTCTCTTGCGACTCGGCTCGGGTACGACGGCGACGCCGGCCTGCAACGGCTGGCGGCGGACCGTGGGCGAGATCAATCCGTTGCTCTCGGCCAGTCGGCCGATGGCGGCTTTCTTTTCGAATTCAGCGGATCAGGAACGAGCAACCAGCTAATGGTCCTGTGGATCGACCCCGATGGACTCGTGTTCCGAATCGACTCCGACGACGCGCCGTGAACCCCTTCGCAAAAGCGCTGCTGGCCGTCGCCTGGCACGCGTGGGATGCCCGCGACGCTTGGCATCATGACCCGCGTTCCATCCGCAAGGTAGGCGCTTGCGTGGGGCTGATCTGGTCTGTGAGTCTCGCGGCCGGGATGGTCTGGGGGCTCTCGCGGCCGCAATGGATCGAGATCCGACGCGTTGGCTGAGCCGGTGCGGTGCTTCCTGCTCGAACCGACACACATGGCGATGGTCACGCTTCGGCGCTACCGATCCTCAAATGATGGTGGCGCGGAGTGCCTGGGCCCGATGAGTTATCACGACGCGACCTCCGGCATCATCGCGATCGTCGACGCCACGTTCGCTCGCCACGTGTGGAACGCCGCGGCCGGGACTTGGCAGGAGCTCGATCACGTGACGGGCAGCGTGCCCGACTTCACAAGAGACGACTCGTGGGTGCACGTCACTCGGTCACAGCACAACGAGATCCCGCATGAGGATCCGCGATGGCCGACCTCATGCGCCAGTTGCGGATACGAATTCGCTGCTGAGGATCCATGGCAGGTCAATTACGACCTGATGTACCGACGCAACGACATCACGCCCGACATGCAGCATCCCGACCTGATGACGCTGCGACAAGCGCCCCCAGGCGCGATGTGGTGGGCCTGGTGGATCGGCAAGAGTTGGCGACCACAGGTTGGCGGGCATCCCGTCGTGGTCAGGCTCCCGAACGGCACTGATTGGATGCCCGACAACCAGGCGAGCAACTGCGGCAAGCGCAAGGACGGTGGTGACGGCACTGACCCGGACTACCGGAACCACCACTGCTGGATCCTGCACGGGACACCCCCCGATCTCACCGCAGACCAGAACGGCGTCACATGCACGGCCGGCGCCGGCTCGATTCTGAGTGGCCAGGGCGCTTCTCAGTGGCACGGCTTTTTGAGGAACGGCTACCTCACGAACTGATCCCCGGGTGGGAGGTCGCGCGGAATGCCCGACACCTTTGCGCCGAGCTCGCCACAAGACGATCTCGAGGCCCTACTGGACACAGTGTGGCGTGAGGAAGCCCGGACCCGCCTCGATGACCGCATGGACGCAGCGCTGCGAGCCGATGAGCTCGCGAAAAAGAAGCCAACCAGAGCGCGCAAAGCGCCGGAGGAGTTCGAAATGAGCTACGGCATCAGCATCCCGAAGATGAGCGACGGCCAGGTCGTCGCGATAGCGGGCGCCGACTTTCCCGCATCTGCGGACGAGGCCATCGCTGGCGTGCTGCCGGCGTTCGATGGCAACCTCGCGTTGCGTGAGCGCGTCGAGGAGCAGCTGCGCGCATCCAAGTCCGCATGTGAATCCCTGATCGACTCAGGGAAGCTCGGGGTCGGACCGTTCAAGGCAACTGTCACCGGTCATGCCGAGCTCGAGGGCGGCACGGAGTGGGTCACCATCAACCTGACCGCAGAGAACCCGCACGAGATTCCGCGAGATTGACCTGGTCCGGAGACCGCATCGACCTCGACGGCCTGCGGCCTGGTTGGGGCTCGATCTGGCAAGGCGGGATGCTCGACGACGAAGGCCTCAAGGCGGTCGAGGCCGCCACAGAGAAGGGCCTCGTCATCGTCGCGATGAACGTCGAGGCGCGGGCGTGGGACTATGAACGCCTCGTCGACCATCGCGCGAAGGTGCTCGCCTACGTATATGTGGGCATCGAGGACTCGCCTGAGGGCTGCCTGCCCGACGATCAGCTCATCGTGCTCGTGGGCACGCTGCTCACAGTGCTGCGGCGGGGCTATCACGTGATCGATCTGTGTGCTGCGGGCATCAGCCGGAGCGGGCTGCTTGACACATGCCTGCACATGGCCGCGCTCGACGTTGACTGGGACGCTGCTCTCACCGCCGTCCGGATCCGTCGGCCCCAAACGAGCCCGAATATCGGTTTCGTCGAGCAGGGCAAGCGTCTCGAGGCGCAGGTCCGCGCACTCGGTCGCGCCGCCTGATGGCGAACAGGCGCGACCTCGAAAACGCAGCGCGCAACTGGGCGCGACTGCCCCAACTGCCGCGCATGGCGCGAAAGCGCAGCCGGCCAACGAAGAACCTGATGACGCCGGCCACGAGGGCGATCTCCGACAAGTACGCCTTCCCGCCTGCGACTGCCGGACGGCAGACGCAGCCGATGAACTACAACCCGTTCGGGCTGAGCGGGTGGTACTTCATCCCGAAGCGTCAGTACCAAGAGATCGACGTCGAGGAGCTCGATGTCACGCAGTTCACGGCCGACCAGCTCCTCGCCATCCTTCCCGACCTCAATCCCGATTTCTCGATAGCCGTCTGGTCATATCTGCGCACCTGCGGTACCGACCTGAAGTTCACAGCGGTCACCCCCAATGGCAAGGAGTTCCCGCAGGGCCAGAAGCATCTCGACGACCTCATCCTCGGTACCAACCCGCAGTTCGGCGGCATCGATGCACTGACTCGTCAGCTGCTCCTCAGCGCTTACCTCCAGGGCGCGGTGTGCGCCGAGGCCGCGCCGACGAAGAACCTGAAGGACCTCGACGACATCTACGCCGTCAACCCGGACTCGATCTGGTTCCAGCGCGACGAGGAGCAAAAGCTCGTGCCCTTCCAGCGGCAGGCGATCTGGGGCAACCTCGCAGCTGCGTACCCGTACCGGATGATGAACGAGGAGACCTTCTTTTACAACCCTGTCGACCCGTTCATCGACGACCCTTATGGCCGAGCGCCGGCTGCAGCCGCGCTCCAGATCGTGTTCGGTCTCGTCTCAATCCTCCGCGACCTGCAGCGAGTGATGCACCAGATGGGGTTCCCGCGCGTCGACCTGACGATGGTGTACGAGTTGCTCGAGCCGACCATGCCGGCCGAGGTGCTCGAGGATGAGGGCGCGAAGTACGCATGGATGACCGCGCGGATGCAGGAGCTCGTTGCGGCCTACAACTCGATGGCCCCCGAGGACGCCTTCATCCACTGGGACTTCGTCAGCGCCGACCACCACAAGGAAATGGGTCAGGGTGGAAGAGGCAGCGGTGGGCGCGCGCTCGAGCCTGAGAAGATCGTCGCGATCTTTCGCGACCAGCTCATCGTCGCTCTCAAGACGCTGCCCATCTTTCACGGTGGGGGACAGGGAAAGGGTGAGACCGAGACCTACGGAACGGTCGAGTACGAGATCTATGGCGCCTCATGCGTGACCCTGCGCGAGATAGTCGCCGAGGTACTGGTTCGAGCCCTCACTGTCGCGCTGCAATTCCGTGGCGTGCAGTGCGAGGTGCAGCACGAGTGGGCCCCCATCCGGACCACGCAGCGCCTGCAGGATGCAATGGCTGAAGCGCAGGAGATCGAGAACGCCGCAAACAAGCGCGACCAGGGCTGGATCTCGCAGGACGACGCGTCCAACGAGGTGACCGAGTCCGATGCAGTCGGGCCCGCGCCATCACCCTCGCCCGCGCCGCTCGCGCCGCCCAAGGGAATGCCTCAGCCGATGCCACCCGGCACTCCACCTGCTCCGGGTGGAAAAGCTGCAGCTGGTGAGCCCGCGCGGTGGGCCGAAACAATCGTGCGCTCCGGCCCAGGTATGGGTCTCGTGTATGCACATATCGCCGCACAGCGCGAGGTCGAGCGCATGCTCGAGCGCTACCGCTGACGTGGCAAAGACGGTCAAAACGGGTGGGCACCACAACCGCCACGGTGGCCATCACGCGAGGGTCCGGACCGCGAAGCACTCGGCACGCGCTGCCAAGTCAGCCTCCCGCGCAAAGAAAAAGTGACCGCCTCGCTGTAGGGCTACAGGAGCTCCTGCTCCGCGAGGGGCACGAGCTGGAGCGTCACCTCGACGCCCGCTTTTGGCGAAGCCCGGTAAAGGGTGACCTGGTCGAAGCTCTTGGCAAACTGCCGCCGCCGGCGGGCGAGCTGACCGCCTTCGCGCGCGTCGTCACCCTCGAGGGCCTGTGGGCCTGCATCAAGGAGGACCCGCAACCCGCCACCCTGCGGCGCTACTTCGCCTGGGCGGCACAGGAGCGGGCCCGCGCGCTAGCTATAGCCGCGATGCGAGCCTCGGGCGACGTTGCGCGCACACAGTCGGAGACACCGCCCGGCAACCTGCTGCGACTGCCCGGCGGCGTCACCATCTGGCGCGCATACGTCGCCGCGGTTCGCCTCGAGTTTCGCCGGCAACAGGCAGCCTTCGACATGTGGGCCCGGGCAACAGGTCTACTCACCCACGTCGACCATGGAGTCACCAACCACGACGAGCTGGCCGGCTGGAATCCCCACTTCGACGCCAAAGGGCTGCTCCCGCATCAGCGCCATGCCTATCGGGCAGCTGGACAGCATGCGCTCGACATCCTACGAGCGGAGGATTTCCGTAGGAAAGCCAGGCGCGACGGTGGGCTCGTGGTCGGTGGCGACTTCTCAATCGACGATCCGAAGCTTCAAGAGCGCGTCGACGCGCTGCTCCTCGATCGGATCGTCGGCATCGACGAGACAACGGCCGAGATTCTGCGTGCAATCCTCGCCAGCGACGGAACGATCGTCGAGAAAGCAGAGGCGATCGACGAGACCTGGGACGAAGCGAGCACAGTGCGCGGCATCACGATCGCGTCGACGGAGATGGCGCGTGCGTCAGCTGCTGCCGAACTCGACACATATCGCGAGAACGACGTCGCGCAAGTCGAGGTTGACGGCGGATACAGCGGCGACATTTGCGACGAGTACGTCGGTGAACGCTTTGACGTGGATTCGGACGAGGCTGTGAGCCTCATCCCTATCCACCCTCGCTGCACACACTACTGGTCTCCAGTGATTCCCGACGACTGGCACCTGCCGACCACGCCGTGGGCCGGCGGAGATTTGGAGGAAGCAGGTTGAAGCAGGAGCAGGAATACACCCGCGACCTTGTTCGCCTGGCCGCGGGCAAGACCGACGTGACCGACGACGGCGGCACGCTTCTGTTCACGAACCCAGGGCAGGCCGTGCAGGACATCTCGCAGTTCAACGCCGAGACCACAGCGCTGCTCGGGTCGAGTGCCACGTTCACCGGGTCGATGCGCGACACGACCAACTACAACTGGGCCGGCGCGAAGTCGAACGTGTCCGGCGGCCAGGCGGGCACCCTGCTCATGGACGAGTCGAGCGCGGCCTCGGGCGCGAACATCTACCAGGTCGCGACCCAGGCGGCCGCCGCCGAGCCCGCGACCCACGGCTCGCCGGGCACCGTCGCCGCCACGAGTTTTGGTGCGCGCATCGTGCCGACCAAGTCGCTGCTGCGGTTCATCCGCTTCGTGTACGTCAACGGGGCGGCGGCGCAGACGGGCACATTCGAGATCCAGTCGGCGATGTCGCCGCTCAACTAAGGAGGAGGAATGGCAGTCAAGCGCCTAGACCTCGCGCACACCTCGTGCGGCATCTGCGGCGAGGGGTGGCAGACCCCGGAGCCGCCGGACATGCCCGAAGGCTACCTCGAGGCGGTCGAGTACCTCGGTCGGCTCGCGATCCACGAGGTCGGCCTCGACCCCGACAAGGTCGCGGCGTCCCAACGCGTCCTCGACGAGCGGGAGGCCCAGGCCGCCGCCTACAGGCTCGATGAGGATGCGTTCAAAGCCACCCACGACCACGCGGAGAAGTCCCACACCCTCGACGAGCACCTCGAGCACGCCCACGCCCACCGCATCCCGCTCACCTGCGAGAAGTGCAGCCATCAGGAGCAGGCGACCGCGAAGGGCCTGGCCGCGCTCAAGACGCACAAATGCCACCCCGGCAAGAAGCAGCCGGCGTACTCGGCCGAATGACCACCAAGGAGGCGACCATGACCCGCGAGGAGGCCCTGTCGAAGCTCGCCGAGGTCGGCAAGGCGATGCGCAAGCGGTTCGAGGACGAGCACGGAACGCACGAGCCGCGCCTGCAGCAGCTCGAGGCGACACTCGCCCACGGCGCCGACCTGGTCGGCCACCTGCACGACGAGGAGGAGCGCGAGGTCGACCTCGCCAAGCGCCTGCTCGACCAGGAGCCGGTTCACAACAGTCACCCCGTGAGGCCGCCGACCGACCGGCCGAAGGGATGGGCCGCCACGGTCGCGGCGAGGGGGGCGAAGTGAGCAGGTTCACCACCGTCGTCGAGTCGCAACTCGCGCAGCCCGCCGGCCTGCCGTCTGGCGTCACATTCAACGGCTATTGGGCCGCCATCGTCGCCGGGGCGTCGGCCAACCTCAAGTGCCGCCGCATCAAGATCGGCGTCCGCGCCGGCACCGGGCCCCCGACCTCGCAGCAGGTGACCATCGCCCTCTACCGGCAGACGGTGCGACCCACCGGCACCGGGTTCTCGACCCTGGTCCCGCAGGCGCTCGACCCGCGCTCGATGCCGAGCCAGATCACCGGCATCGACGTGACCACGGCGGCGGCCGCCGGCACTGCGGGTCCGACCCTGGCCGCGCAGAAACTCGACGAGTGGACCTTCAACACGCAGCAGGGCCTCGACCTGCCGTGGGAGCTCATCGAGGAGCTCATCGGCGACCAGGCCGCGGCCAACGGCATCGCGTTCGTCAACATCGGCAACGCGCTGCCGGCCGGCCACCTGTTCACCCTCAGCGTCACCGACGAGGAGTAGCGGCGGCTGATGGCCGTCGAGCGCAACGTACCCATAGCGCCGGTCTCGACCGGCGCGCCGGGCCTCGCCCGGACCCTCGAGATCACCGTGGAGCAGGGCGACGGCTCGCTCGCCACGGTCGAGATGCAGGTGGTCAGCATCGGCGACAAGGAGGGCCGCATCCTCCGTGCCGACGAGCTCGACCTGCGCGACTTCCAGTTACAGACGCTCAGGCAGCTCGACCGGATCGCGTTCGCGGTGGAATCGCTATCACGTGGGGAGGCGGTCCCCACTATGGAGGATGAGGCCAGATGGCAGGCGCAGCAGTAGACATTAGGGCGTTCGTCGCCCGCATCATTCCCGGCTTCACGACGGACGACTTCGAGAACACCAAGGCCGTGCGCTCCGGTCGCTACCGCGAGCTCTACGTCATGCCGATGGTTCGCAAGACCCATGCGCTTGCCGACGAGGGCTCGTACTTCGTCGTGAACAACGGCGCGGGCGTCAACGGCCTCGCCACCGCCGCCGCGCAGGCGGTGTTCAGCGACACCGCCTCGGCCTTCCTGTACGGCGAGAACCACGACAAGAACAAGTCGGCCTACCTCGACTGGCTGAACCTGATCGTCACGGCGGCCGGCACCGCAGGCACCGCGATCTTCCTCGCCGTCACGGTCGACAACACCTTCCGGGCCCCGGCAGCGACCGGGACCGAGCTCACCGCCAACATCTCCAACCCGAACGGCAACGTCGCCCGGCAGGCATCCATCATGCGGTGGTGGTCGGGCGGCGCGACCCCGCTCGTGCTCGCGGCCTCGTCGAAGGACTCGCGCACCGTCGTGGCCGCGCGGCTGCTCAAGGGTGCCATCGGCATCGCCAACGACACGTTCCTCGCCAACTTTGGCGGCGTCGAGGCGAACGACGAGAACACCACCTCGACCGTCGCGGTGCGCACGGTCCAGTTGCCTCCGGTCATCGTCGCCCCTGGCGGCTCGGCCGCCGTCCACATCTGGCTGCCGTCGCAGTCGGCCGCGAGTTCCTACGCGCCCGAGGTGGGCTGGTGGGAGCGGTAGCGGCCTGACCCTTCTCCTGGGCCCGCTGGCCCCGGACCCGACGCCCATGCCTGCGACGCAGCCTGCGAGGGCCCTGCGCCGCGCCCCACGCCCCCGCAGGGTGGCTGGCGCAGCCCTGCTCGATGCCGTGCCCGCACCAGAGGTACCCCGCGGGACCAGGCGGGCAGCGGGGCTCTCCCGACGCCGTGCGCCGGGGTTCTCACCGACCGACACTCCAGCCATCGCCCCCACCCCAGCACGAAGTCGCACGAGGGGCGTGCAGACAGCCAGGTCGCGCCGGCAGGCGGCTGTCTTGCCGGAACAGCCCGCCGCCCCGGTGATCGCGGTACGCAGGCGGTTCGCGGCAGCGGTGCGCCGGGTGCGCCCTGGATTCGTGGTGGCCTTGTTCCCGCCGCCGATGATGCCCATGTTCACCAGGGCCCGGCGGATCGCCACGCAGCTGGTCCGCCGGCGGGCTGGCTCCGTGCCCGTGGCGGAGGCCGTCCCCGCCGCGCCCGCACGGCGGCGCCTCGGTGCCCTCGTGCGGCGCTTCAGGCAGGCGTTCGTGCCAACGCCGCCCCCGGCCGTAGTCGTTCCGCCACCACCCTTCCCGCAGCGGCGGCGCACACAGGCGGCCGCAGCGCGCCGGCGAGCTGCATGGCTCGTGTTCGCGCCACAACTCCCGCCCGCGCTCGAGTACCTGCTCATGGTCGTCGCCCACGCGCCCGTGCTGCTGGCCGTCGCCCGGGTTCGCCTCGTCACGGTCGCCCGCCAAGCGACGAGCGTCACCCGGCGCGTGGCCCAGGCGGTCAACCGCGCCACCCAACTGAGAAGGAGAAGGCCCTGACATGGCGCTCGACCGCTACGCCATTGGCGACACGCCCACCTTCGAGGTCGACGTCTTCAAGGCCGATGGCGTAACGCCGGTCACCCCAACCGGTCCCGTGACGGTGACAGTGACAAACATCCGGACCAAGGGCAACATCACCGGCTCGCCGGTCGTGACCATCAGCGGCAACCAGGTCGCCATCACGCTGCCGGCGGCCGCCACCCTCGGGCAGTTCCGCGCGGCAGCGCAGATCACGGTGGACGCCACGCCGACGATCAGGACGGCGATCTATGACTACGAGGTCGTCGCGGCCTCGGAGGTTACCTAACGGTGCCGACAGCCGATTTCGGGCAGATACTCACGAGCCCCGACGACCTCGGCGGCATCCGCGAAATGCTTGGGTTCGAGCCCAGCGAGCTCGGCGACGACGTGCTGCTGCACCCGTGGGTGCTCGGCGCCGGCGAGCGGTTCGTAATGAAGCAACTCCCCGCTTGGGCGCTCATCATGCAGCTCACGCAGCCAGCTGCACCGGTGCTCGCTGCAACCACCGTCTCGCCACCAACCTCGCTGCTCGCAGCGACTTATTACGTCATTCTCGTTGCGCGCGCAGCCGGCATACCATCGCCTCCCGGCGTCGAGGCATCGCAAGTGATCACCGTCGGTCAACGCCTCGACATCACCATCCCGACCTCGCCCGGCATCCAGTCGTACGACGTATATGTCGGCACAGCAGCCACTCAGGAGTTCCTACAGCAGGCGGGGCTGACGCCCGGCGGGATCTACAGCCTGCTTGCATTCTCGCTCGCGGGCCCGGCGATCGGCGCCATCGGCGCGGTCGGCCCCGAGGACGTGACCGAGCAGGGCGACCTGGCCAACCTCAAGTCCGCGACGCAGGCAGCGTGCGCAGCTCACCTCTGTAAACGGATGCAGCGCAAGGTGCCGCGCGAATTTCGTTCCTACTCCTTCAGCGAGATCATCGATGTCGACTGGCGTCACGAGGAATCAGCGATGTTCGAGGACGCTGCTTACTACCTCGGCCTCGTCACCGGCTACATAGCCGGCCTCGCACCCCCGCCTGCGGCGATGATCGCCCATCCGAAGCCGAAGGCGAACGACCCGTCGTACATCTCCGGCACCGACCCCAACGCCATCCCTGGCGCTTTCGGGACCTACACCCAGAACCCCCGATAGGAGGCCAAATGTCTGACGCCGTCGACATCGCCTACCAGATGCAGAGAGCTCTCAAGCCTCTCGGGGAACCGAGCGACGATGACCTCCAGATCATCAACTCACGCGCTCTGAAGCCTCTGACGAAGAACGATGTCTTCGTCGTACAGACCGAAACGAGCAACTCACTGCGCGATTCGTACTTCACGACCATGGATCCGGAGACCACCCTCCCCAACTTCGTCGACGACTTCAAGGAAGGTCGGTCTCTGATGAATTCCCACCGAACGGAAGAGCTTCCCCTCGGCACGAGCTTCGATGCGGCCCTCGAGCAGCGAGGGCGCGAGGGCGACTCCAACGACCCCGCCCGTACTGCCGCGGTGGTTAAGAGTTACATCCTTCGCGGCATCAACATCAACGGCGTCCCCACGGACGACCTGGTGCGCGCGATTGAGGCTGGCGTGGTTCGCGACGTCAGCGTCCACTTCGACGATGAAGCGGAGTACCGCTGCACCATCTGCGGTGGCGACATGTACGAGCGCGAGAGCTCGTGCATCCATATGCCCGGGCTGACCTACGGCGGGAAGCGCGCAGAGGCGCTGATTGTCGACGGTCACGCTCTCGAGCATTCCCTTTGTTTTGATGGCGCCACCCCGCGCGCCATGATCGACAAGGCGCAGCGTATGGCAGCAGCGGGGCAACTCGATGCCAAGCAGGTCGCCCGACTCGAGCGTCTGTATCGCACTCGAATTCGCAGCGTGGCTCCGTCAGCTGGTGGTCCTCCCGAGCCCGGCGGCGATCGCACTCCCACGGCTTATGAGGACCGACAGAAGGCGATCCAGAACGCCGTGCAGAAGTTGTACCCGGGTGATGACGAGTGGGCATACCTTGACCGCACCACTGACACGGATGTTGCTTGGACCGTCACCGGCGGATCGAAGGCTGGCAGCTACCAGGCCACCTATTCGATCGATGACGGCGGCAAGGTCACCCTCGGCGAGCCGACTCCCGTGACCATCACCACAACCGTTACTCCCATCAACCGCGCGAAGGAGAGCAAGCGCATGGAGCATCCACACAAGCACAGCGAGTTCGAGCACGACCACGAGGACTCGCGACCCGAGCATGACCACGCTGACACGCCGGCCGACAGGTGGGTCGAGCTGCTGCCAGCCCACGCGCGCCAGTCGGTCGAATTTCTCGGCCGCGAGGAAGTCGAGCGTCGAGTGGCGATTGCTGCGCGAGGGCGTTTCTCCCTGTTCGTGAGTGGCAAGACCTGGGAGAAAGCGAGCGCACTCGAACGAGCGACCTGGTCGACCGCGATGATGAACGATCTACCCGACTCAGCTTTTGCCTACATCGAGCCTGGAGGCAAGAAGGACGAGGAAGGCAAGACCACGCCGCGGTCGCTCCGCCACTTCCCTCATCACGATGACGCGGGCAAGTTGGACGAGGCGCACGTGCGAAACGCCCTCGCGCGGATCCCACAGTCAGACGTCAGCGACGCCGCCAAGTCGAGCGCACTCAGCCACGTCAAGGCTCATGCCAAGACGCTCGGTATAGAGGTCGACGACGAGGGCAGGGTGAAATCCAACAAGGGAGGCAACATGACGCCACTCGACCCAGAGACCTTCGCCAACCTCGCCGGCGTAAGGATGCCGGTCGCCGAGCGCGAGCGCGTTGTCGATGCGCTGATCAGCGTCAATCCGGACGATGTGACCCCCGACCTCGTGAACCGCGTCGCGGCGTCGATGCTCAAGCGCGCAGGCCCCGCGATGGCTCCGGACATGGCATCGCAGATGCAGGGAATCCTCGACCAGATGGCCGACGCGCACGATGCTCACGCCGAGGCGCTCAAGGCGCTCAAGACTTTGGTCGGCATTGGCGCTGAGGGCGGCATGCAGTACGGGCTGCCGGACAACATGGCGTCGCAGGAGGACCTCGAGCCCGGACAAGCCGCTGGCCTCAAGACGCTCGACTACGGGCCCGGCGCAACGCCAAACGGAACCGGCAACGGCACCATGCCGCCCAATGGCAGCATCGGTGGCGGACGATCGCGCTCAATCGCCATCGGCAACGCGGGCGCCAACCTCGATGCCAAGGTCAAGTCGGCTCTGGGCACCATCAACGGCATTATCTCGGACCTTCTTGCGACCGACGCGCAGGAGGACGAGCAGGACGTTGAGCAGCAGTCGGCCGAAGACGCCATCCCGATTACGTCGAGCGCCATCGGGCCGGGGCCCGGAGGCTCGGCCCACGACCAGCCCGTCCTGGTGCCAGGTCGCTCGGCCGACCATGAGGCCAGGGCCAGGCGCGCGCTGCAACTCGAGGCGGCGCTACGCGCCCCCGAGTTCGCTGCGATCCGCGCCCTGGTCGCGCAGGCCAAAGCTGGACGCGACTACCGCCGCGCCGTCGCCGGGGAGCTCTTGGCTTGGGGTGTGCGCGCGCGAGGCACCGATTTCAACGCCGAGCTCTACAAGCGGTTGCTGCCCTCGATGGAGCTCGGACAGATCGAGGAGCTGACCAAGGAGTTCGAGCGCGACGCCTGGAAGCGCTTCGCGAACGCCCCAGTGGAGGAGCGCCCGGACTGGTTGCCATCGCTCGTGGACCGTGTCGGCCGGCAGACGACACCGGGCCTGCTGCCGGGCACTCCGACGAAGACCAAGCTGCCCGCGGCGGTGGCCGCCGCGGTCAACGTGGACCTCTTCAAGACCAACCCCTGGTAGTCCGCCCCACCCACCACCACGCCCTAGAAGGAGGCTAACCGACAGATGGCGAACGACCCCCGACTCTCCACGGCCTGGGACGAGCTCGACGCTCACTTCGCGACGATCCTCGGCGACGGCACCATCAACCTGCCTACCCTCGGCGCCGGCGGCTTCGTCCCCTCAACCTCGTTGAAGCTCGCCGTGACGCTCACCAACGTCGGCACCGGCACGCCGCTCGTCGGCCTGGGCGCCTCCGGCAACGAGCTCTACGGCAAGGTCAAGCAGGTCTCGACCGACGGCATGATGTCGGTCCAGGACCGCGGCTACATGACCTTCGCATTCGTGGCGACCAACCCGGCCCCGAACGTCGCGGTTGGCGTCGACGGCACCGGCAAGGTCACACAGACGGCGGCCAACAAGCAGGCCGTATGCGTCGGCTTTGTGGTCGACCCGGCGACCGGCAACACCGTCTGCCTCGTCAAGAAGAACTAGGCGGCCACCCGGCCAGCCACACCAACCCGAAAGGAGGAAACGACCCGAGTGGCCCCCACCATCACGCAGTTCAAGCCGTCGTTCCAGGAGATCCTCAAGGCCGAGGGAGCCGACTGGCAGATCGTGCGCGAGTGCCGCAACGAGCGCAAGCGCCTGTCGGCCAAGCTCGAGGAAGTCGATCCGAGCGAGCGATACCCCGACTCGGGCGAGTACTCGTCGCTTGGAAAGCTCGACGCTTTCGAGCGCCAGCTGCACCACTTCAACATCAGGACCAAGCCGGACTTGCGTCTGATGAAGCCCGCCTCGCGGCTCGAGGAGTTCTACAACCCGATCAAGCCCGACGGCACCCGGTTCTTCGCCAGCGACCAGCCGCAGTCCTGGATCCTCTACCCGGAGTTCATCAACCGGCAGATGAGGATCATCCCCCTGCCCGAGGATGTGCTCGGCGACATCGTGGCCCAGGTGACCCCGATCGACACCGACACGTACAAGGCCATCTACCTCAACGACAACATCCAGACGGCGCCCGGGCAGTCACAGCGCCAGCTGCAGAGGGTCGAAGAGGGCGCAGAGATCCCACCGATCACCATCGCCACCTTCGAGAACAACGTCAAGCTGCAGAAGTACGGCGTCGCCCTCAAGGGCACATACGAGACCTACCGCCGCCTGCGCGTCGACCTGTTCTCGCTCTTCCTCGCCCGCATCGCGATGCAGATCAAGCTCGACCTGGCCACCCACGCCATCAACATCCTGCAGAACGGCGACGGCAACGGCAACGCGGCGCCGAACTTCAACGCCTCGTCGCTCGACCCCGCAGCGCCGGCGGGCCCCGGCACCGTCACCGACCTGGTGACCAGCCAGACGTCGACCATCACCAAGGGCCTGACCTACAAGGCCTGGCTCATCTTCCGTGCCTCCCTCTATCCGCTGCACATGACCACCGTCATCGGGCGGCTCAACGAGCTGCTCCAGGTGCTCACCCTGCAGTTCCCCAACGTCGACCCACTCACCCTGCTGGCGTTGCTCCAGCAGCCGGACCAGCGCGTACAGACCGGCAAGCTGTCGATGTCCGTAAACATCTACGGCGTCAACGTCAACCTCGTCTACCACCCTTGGGCCCCGGGTGGCCTACTGGTCGGCCTCGACAAGCGGTTCGGCATCGAGCAGCTGGTCGAGAAGAACTCGGCTTTGACAGAGACCGACAAAGACATCCGCTCACAGCTGAACGAAATCGTCGTGAGCCAGGTGATCGGATTCGACAAGTTCCTCGCCCTCGCGAGCTCGACCCTGACCTTCGTCTAAAGAGCCGCTCTGCCCAACTGCCGGGTCCGAGGCAGCCCGCACATCCATCCCACTCAGGAGGTTTCCGCATGCCAGGCAAGATCTGGGTCAAAGCGGCCCACCCACGCGCGTCGTTCTACCAGGAGGTCCTCGAGATGAGCGAGGATGGCGGGCCGGCCGAGCTCAAGATCGAGCACGTGCACGCGCCAACCGTTCTGCGTGATGGGCACCCCGACCACAGCAAGCAGATCCCGGTGCCGATGCAGGTGACCGACACCGCGGCGGTGCGGATCGCCATGCTCGAGAAGCTGCCCGGCACCGACCGGCCGGCGCGTATCGTCGCCTGTGAGCCGGAGGAGGTCGCTGCGCACCTCAAGGCAAAGGGCATCGAGCCCGAGCAGGCCAAGCCCGACCGCCTCGCGGCCGCTCGCGCGGCCAGGGCAGCCAAGGCAGTCAAGGCAGCCCCGGCCGAGAAGGAGTAGGCCGGTGAGACCCGTCATCGAGCTCGCCCGCCTCAAGGCCCCGCTCGCGCTGCGGGGCTACACCCTTGTCACGGACAAGGGTGGCCTAACCACGGCGGTGCGCCGCATCGCCGGCGGTTCCGGACCGCGCCAGGCCGTGCCTTACGCGCGGTGGGATCCGATGGTCACCGTCATCCCACCCGCCGCGCTGACGGGCATCGTGGTCGCCTCCATCGCATACTCGAACACCGAGTTCGCGGCCGGCGTGGAGGGCCTGCATGTCCTGGCCTCGGGCGCGGCCACCGCACTCGTCGACTTCGACTTCGCGTTCGAGCAGCAGCGCATCGACGGGTCGAGCCTGGGCATGACCCTCAAGTCGGTCGAGGTCGTCTACAACGTCGGCGTCGTGGCTCTCTCGGCTGCGCCGACGCTCGCCATCCGGTCGGTCGCCTACCCCGCCGTCGCGGCGGCGGCCGCCGCCCCGGTCGTGACCGCCATCGACGGCGCCTCGACCTCCAGCCCGGCCACGTGGCTCGGCGCGGCCGGCGTCACAGGCGCGGGCCTCGTGGTCACCGCGCAGATCCTCCTCGGCACCCCGTTCCTGATGTCGGTCGACCTGCAGAAGGTGGTCGGCCGCCTGTCGTTTCCGATGGCGAACACGGGCACGGTCGACATCGTCGACGTGTTCTGCCACTACCGCGTCGACATTGCCCCGGCCGGCTAGCTAGGGCGTTTCGGGGA